TCAAAATCAGGTTTATCCCAATCTTCCAATTTTTTTAAATCTCTAAAAGTTTTTTGAGCAATAGAATAACCAGCATTAACGCAATCATAATGTGAATTAAATTGATAACCTGATACTGTATTGTTTGGACATTGACCTGAAGTCATACTGCACATATATAAGATCAGTATATATTTCATTGCTACCTAGCGGTACATGGAACATTATTACTGCCAACCAAACTTTGACCAAATGCCATGTAGATATATGAACCACCTGTTTCATTTATAAAACTACCACCATTCCTTATTTTGATGCCATTACTTACAAAATCTACACTTGTTGTTGATTGTTCTGCATCACTTAAATCTGGATATACTATTGTTTGAGTTGGGTTATCTATATCTCTTGTACCATCAACAATATGCCAATTTTTTACTGCATCAATTCTTTTAAATAAAAAGAAAACAGGTTTAAATCCTGTATAAACAAATGTTCCATCAGCATTTGCATTTCCTGTATATTTTCCAAATTTACTAAATCCTTTTTTCTCTGCAAAACAGTAAGCAATCATACTATTACTATTATTATGAAAACCAGTATTTGATACTCCAAAAACTGAAGATGTAAAACCACCAGTACCCCAATAATTACTATAATTATCGTCAGCGGCACTAGTGTTTAAATTAACATATCTATCATTTTCGTTACCACCTGTTAAATTTTTATGCCAACTAGCCCAGTTTGTAGAATCATCTCTTGATTTAGTAATTACCATTGCAGGTTTTACTCCTAGTCCATGTCCTATGGTTGCATTAGCAGACGCTTCGTATTTAACAATACTGAACCCTGCTGTTGTATTTACTGAAACTGTAGATGTTATACTTCCATCTGTATTAGCTGAACCTGCACCATTTGCTTTCCAATTCCATCCAACATAAGTTCTTCCACTAACATTTGTGTTTCCCCCACTACCACTTCCATTCATAGTAAATCCATCACTATCTAAAGAAGTAAAACCATCACTAGCTCTGTTTGCTTCAGCATCAGATGCATTTGATGATAAAGAGTAAGTTGTTCTTAAAACATCAAATAATTGATGTCCATTTGCATTACTTCTACACTTTACCCATAACCAATCTGGTTGAAAACCAACACCTGTAACATATTGAGTTCCACCATTACCTGTATAAAGTTTAGTATTAAAATAATCTGTAGATTTATTAATTGTTGTGTATGCCATTATAAGTTTAGTCCTTTTGTTGATAAAGCAGTATATCCTGTTGGTACATCATATTCAAATATTCCTATACCACTTGCGTTAGTTCCTGCACTAGCTACTGCAGTTGTTCCGAAGTAGCCATTACCAAAGTTTAATTCTACTGAACCATTATAAGCATGACCACCAAATACACCCTCACTTGGCAATCCATCTGATGTTTGTATAAATGGATTTGCACCAGTTGATGGATTTCCACTTTCTAAATATGTTCCATTTCTGGCTATAAACATTTTACCATTATCTAAATCTAAAGCTACTGACCATATATCATTTTGTGCTGCACTACCTATTGCTGAACCTGTTACACTTCCATTAATTATTTTTTTTCTAGTGCTACAAACAAAACCATAACCTGGATGCGAACCTGATATTGTTGATTGGTCATAAAATAATATAGACATATCACTATCACTTATTAAATTTTTTAATTCCCAATACCATTTACCAGATGAAACACCTAATGTGGTTTGCCAAACAGCATTTGCAGCAGCATCACCAGTTACTTTTAAATTACCTTGTGAATAAGTTGCAGAACCATTTAAGTTTGTTAAAGGATTTGCAGTAGCAAAAATATTATCTGGACAATCTTCTGTTTTTGTAAGTGTACCACCACCAACTGTAAATGTATTTGAGTTAGGTGAATTGTCTGTTGTTGCAATATTATCTTTTAACCAAAAGAAACCATTGTTTCCATAAGTAACAGATGGAGAAGTATTTATTTTCCATTCACCTGTTGTACTATCTGTTGAACCAAAATCTGATGCAGCATATTGAGTACCATCTATAAAATGAAAATGACTAATTAAACCATCCCAATATGAATAAGTATTACCACTACCATTTGCTAAAGTACCTACTCCAAATCTTCTACCAGAAGTATTAAATTGTAATACAGTATTTTGTGCTGGATAAGTTTCTGTACTAAATGAAGTTTCTTGCACTCCATTAACATAAATTTTTACTCTATTAGATGCTGTTGATTGTGTAGTATCCCAAGCAACAACGATATGATACCAAGCATTTGGATCTCTAAATACTCTGTTTGTTTGTAAAACCATAACAGTTCCACTAGATGATTGTGCATAAAGATATATGGTATTATTATATATATTAAGCATACTTCTAGTATTGCTACCACCATTTAACCAAGCAGCAAAAGTACCATATTGTGTTTCACTAGCACCTATTATACTTTTTTTAATCCAATGACTTACTGTGCCTTTGTAAGCATTTGTTGGTGTTCCTAAATCTCTATAAATATATGTACTAGCCATTAGTTAAATTGTCCTCCACCTGTTGCACCGAAGCTAGAAGTTAAACTAAATTCTCTATCTGCTGTTTGACTTTCTGCATCAGTTGCTCTAATTGTAAAAGTATAAGTAGTTGGTGTTGTAGAGCTACCACCAAAGTCACTTGTTGTTATCACACCTGTAGATGAATTTAAAGTACAATTTGCTTGTGAGGCATTTGTTAAAACATTTGTTGTTTCAGAAAAAGTTATAGAACTATCTGAAGATGCTGCTATTGTTGCAACTGTTCCTGAAAAATCTCCTGCAATCGTACCTAAAGAACCTGCTGATGTACTAAATGTAGGAGATGTAGATGCTGTAATAATATTATTTGTTGATCTTCCTGCTGTACCATCAGGGTTTTCAATTCTAACAAAATAATTTCCTGACGCTAAAGTTAAATTAACTGATAATGTTGTTGCATTTGTAAAGCTAACAGTATTAGCAGAAGTTATAGCTCCAGTAGATCCATTAATAAATTGAACTATTGGTATTGAAACAAATCCTGTTCCTGTAATATTTATAGTTGTGGCAGTAGAAGGTGCAACTGTTTGTGATACATCTGCTACTGTTGGTTTAGTTTCTGCAATAGTAGAAAATGATAAAACACCTGAACCATTTGTAATTAATGCTTGTCCACTTGATCCAGTATTTGTTGGTAAAGTAAATTCAACATTACCTGAAAATGCAGAGTGAGCAGGTGCTTGTAGTGAAACATGGTGTGAATTAGCTTCACAATTTAAAAGTAATTTACCTGAACTATCATTACCTTTTATTTCTACAGCTCCTGTACCATTAGCTGCTAACACTAAATCTCTGTTTGAAACAGTAACTATTTCTTTATTGTTAGTATCTAAATTACCACCTAATTGTGGTGTAGTGTCAGCAGATATGGAAGTTAATCCTGTTGAAACATTTACCCAAGCTGAACCATTATAAAATTTTAAGTTTCCTGTACTTGTATTTGTGTAAAGCATACCTGCTGCTAGAGCATCACCATCATTATCAGTTGTTGGGTCAGATGATTTTGCACCAAGATAAGTATCGTCAAATGTATCTAAAGAATTTGCAGCAGAGGTTGCTGAACTAGCGGCAGCAGTTGCAGAGTTAGCTGCATTTGTTGCTTGTGTTGATGCGGTACTTGCAGAGGTTGAAGCATTAGATGCTTGTGTAGAAGCTGTTGTAGCAGAACTCGCTGCGGCAGTAGCTGAACTAGCTGCTGCTGTTGCAGATGATGCTGCGTTAGTTGCTGAAGTCGTTGCACTAGCTGCATCTACAATCAAATCATATTTAGCAGAGTTTGCATTGGTAGTTAGAGGTTGTGAACCTGATGCAGTATGTGCTGTATTTACTATAAAAATATTGTTTGTTGATGTATCTTTTACTAAATCTCTTACAACATAAGCTGTGCCACTAGACCAATTACCTTTAAACGTACCAAGTTCTTGTGTAACTGTTAGTTCACCATTAGCATCAAATCCTAAAACTTTACTAGCTCTATCTGTTGCACCTACAGTAAACTCTGTAGATGTCATTGTGTTTGTTCTTGATAATTTTATTGATCTGTCAAG